CGACGACCAAGCCGCGGCAGCGAGAGAGCAAGGCGCCCGACCGGGTGCCGGACAACGTCATCCAGAAGGACTTGGCGAAGGTGCTCGGCTTGTCCGACCGCCGCGTGCAGATCTTGCTGAAGGAGGGCGTCTTGGTGGGCGCCGGTCGGTCGAGTTACCCGCTCGCCGAGAACGTCGCCCGCTACGTCGACTTCAAGGAGAAGGCCGCCGCCGAGAAGGCGGCACCGGCCGCCGCTGACGGGCTGCGCACCAAGCGCGAGGAGCAGCTCGCGATCCGCATCGGCCGCGAGGACCGGCAACTCATCACCCTCACCGAGGCGATCGAGTTCGTCGACAACGTCTGCGGCCTGTTCATCCAAACAATCTCCGGCCTGCCGGCGCGGTACACCCGCGACCTGGCCGAGCGGAAGCGTCTCGAGGCCACCTGCGACGATGTCCGACAAGAACTTTCCGATGCTTTCGGCAAAGAGCAGCGTGCTCTCCGCACGGGTATCTCGGCTGATGAAGCCGCCGAAGAGGATGGCGCCTGACGCCTGGGGCGCAGAGAACCGCGTCTACCCGCCGACCTCCGGCATGCCCGGCAAGCGTAATCCGAAAGTTACGCCTTACATCATCGCCTTCGAGCGCGCCGTCGATGCCCGGACCCACAAACGCGTGGTGCTGGTGATCTCGGCGCAGTCGGGGAAGTCGGAGGCGCTGCTCGACATCATCGGCCAGCGCATGGACACCTCGCCGACCCCGACGCTCTACCTCGGGCCGACCAAGCAGTTCATCACCGAGCAGTGGGAGCCCCGCGTGATGGAGCTCCTCGACGGCGCCAAGGTGCTGTCGCGCAAGGTCACCCGCGGCCGCACGATGAAGAAGACCATGAAGCGGATCGGCGGCGTGCCGCTCCGTCTCGCTCACGGCGGCTCGTCCTCGGCCCTGAAGTCCGACCCGTTCGGCCTGGCACTCACCGACGAAGCCGACGAGCTCATGAGCAACGTCAAGGGCGCTGGTAACCCGATCGACCTGGTGGACATCCGCGGCGACACCTATGCCGACTTCGTCCACGCGATCGTGTCCACCCCCAGCGAGGGACCGAACGAAGTGGAGCGCGATCCCGAAAGCGGCCTAGAGTTCTGGCAGAGCGACCTGGCCGAGGACGTCAAGTCGACGATCTGGAAGCTGTGGCTGTCCGGCACCCAGTACCATTGGGCGTGGCCGTGCCCGCACTGCGAGGACTACTTCATCCCGCGCTTCAAGGATCTGCGCTGGGACAAGCCCAAGAGCGACACCGGGAAGGAGATGCCCTCCGACCCGATCATGGCGAAGCGGACCGCTCACCTGAGCTGCCCGTGCTGCGGCACGGACATCTACCAGGACGAGCTGATCGGCAGCCAGAACACCAAGGAGTGGATGAACGAGCGCGGCGTCTTCGTGGCGCCGGGCCAGCACATCCTGTCCGACGGCACCGTGGTAGGCGACCCGCCCGAGCGCGAGACGATCTCGTTCTGGGTGTCGGGGCTGGCCTCCCCGTTCAAGTCGTGGGGTGATCGAGCCGAGCGGTATGTCACTGCCGTGCTTTCCCGCGACCCTGCCGCCATCCAGGCGGTGGTGAACGGCGGCTTCGGCGAGCTCTACAGCCCGACCGGCGGCGTCGTACCGGACTGGTCCGAGGTCGCGAAGCTGCGCTCCAAGGAGTACGTCTCCGGCCAGGTGCCGGGCGGCGTTCGCATCCTGACCATGACGGTCGACGTGCAGAAGAACGGCATGTTCTACACCGTCCGCGGTTGGGGCTCGCGGGGCCGATCCTGGCTTGTGGAAGCGGGGTTCCTGCAGGGTGAGACGGCCGACGAGGCCGTCTGGGACACCCTGGAGACCATGCTCTACGACACCTACGACGGCATCCCACTGCGGCTCTGCATCGTGGATGCCGGCTTCCGGCCAGGCAAGAAGGACGAGGTTCCCCTGAACCGCGTCTACGAGTTCGCCCGGAAGCACAAGCGCCTGGTCCGCGCCTCGAAGGGCTCGTCGTCTGCGATGACGCGACCGATCGTCAGCTCGGCGATCGACGTCAACAAGAACGGCGAGGTCATCCCGAACGCTCTCGAGCTCTTCCGCCTCGACACCGACTACTTCAAGCGGTGGGTGCAGGAGCGGTTGCGCTGGGATCCGGAGCAGCCCGGCGGCTGGGCACTGCCCGGCGATGTCAGCGATGACTACTGCCGGCAGATGGTCTCGGAAGCCCGGGTGAAGGGCGCTTCGGGCAAGGCCACCTGGATCCAGAAGTCGAAGGACAACCACTACTTCGACTGCGAGGCGATGCAGGCTGCGGCCGGCACCATGCTCAACGTCATCAAGCTCCGCGACGACGCACCGCTCCCTGAACGAGGGGGCGCTGAGAAGCCGCGGCGCACCCCTGAAACTCAGCAGCAGTCGAAGGTCAGCCAGAACGGTTGGCTCGACGGCGGGAGCATCTGGTAATGGATCCAGCAGAGATGCAGGAGATGCTGATCGAGCTCAAGCGAGCTCGGTTCAGCGGCGCTCGGCGCGTGAAGTTCCGAGAGCGCGACGTCGAATACAAGTCCGACGCCGAAATGGCGAAGGCGATCAAGGCTCTCGAGGCCGAGATCGCCAAGGCCAACCCGCTGCCCAGCTCCTCGCTGGCTGAGTTCGACGGAGGCTTCACCTCGTGAACTTCCTCGACAATGCCATCTCGGCGGTGGCGCCCGGCTGGGCGCTCCGCCGGCAGGTGGCGCGCAAGCGTATCGAACTGCTCGACGAGCTCCGCGCCTACGACGGCGCCGCGCAGGGCCGCCGCCTGAAGAACTGGAACGCGAGCGCCACCGACGCCGATGCTGAAATCGCCGCTGGCGGTCAGCGCCTCCGCGATCGCGCCCGCGACCTGGTCCGCAACAACGCCCACGCCGCCAAGGCGGTGTCCGTCCTCGCCGACAACCTGGTCGGCGACGGCATCATTCCCCGGGCGAACACGGGCGACCCACAAAAGGACAAGGAGATCAACCGGCTCTTCGACATCTTCGCGAGGAACTGCGACCCCTCGAGGCGGGCGACGTTCTACACGAAGCAGTACCAGGCCGTGCGCGGCATGGTCGAAGGCGGCGAAATGCTCGGCCGCAAGCTGGTCTACCGTCCCAAGATCGTCGACCCAGACAACCCGGTCGTCGGTCTGCAGATCCAGCTCCTCGAGCCGGACTTCCTCGACACCACGAAGACCTCCGCCAAGGGCAAGCAGTCCGTGATCGGCGGCATCGTGTTCGACCAGAAGGGTGCGCGGACGGGCTACTGGCTGCGCGGCAAGCACCCGGGCTCCTCGAACACGACCGGCGCCTCCTCGGAGAGCACGTTGGTCAAGGCCGACGAGATCGTCCACCTGTACGAGAGCCAGCGTGACAGCGTCCGTGGCGCCAGCTGGCTTGCGCCGGCGATCGTCACGATGCGCGACGCCGACGAGTACGACCAGGCGGAGATCGTCCGGAAGAAGATCGAGGCCTGCGTGGTCGCGATCGTCACCCCCGGCGAGGACGACCCGAACGACACCGGCATCACCGCGAAGGTGACCGATGCCAACGGCAACATCCTCGAGCGCTTCGAGCCCGGCGTCATCGCCTACTCGCGAGGCGGCAAGCAGATCAACTTCAACAACCCCTCCGTGTCGGCCGGCTACGAGCCGTTCAACCGGACTATGTTGCGGAAGATCGCGGCGGGCCTGCGAATCCCCTACGAGTTCCTCACCGGCGACCTGTCGACGGTGAACTTCTCGTCGGCGCGCGTGGGCATCATCGAGTTCCGGCGGTTCATCCGGGCCGTCCAGAACCACTTCATCATCCCGCAGTTCTGCCAGCCCATTTGGGACTGGTTCATCGAGGTGGCCCAGCTTCAGGGCCTCATCGAGGACGGCGTGACCATCCCGGTGAAGTGGGTGCCGCCCAAGTTCGAGTTCATCAACCCGATCGACGACGTGAAGGCCGACATCCTCGCCATCCGCGCGGGCCTGAAGTCGTGGAAGGACGTCGTGTCCTCCTACGGCTACGACCCCGACGAGGTGCTCGACGAGATCGCCGCGGTCAACCTCCTCCTCGACGACTTCGGCATCATCCTCGACAGCGACCCCCGCTACACCACGCAGCAGGGCCTCGCACAGATGTCGAGCGATGTCGGTGACGGCGAGGCCGACCCAGAGGAAGGCGACAAGCCGACCGAGGGGAAAAAGCCCGCTGCGGCCGCCAAGCCCGCAGCGAAGACCACCCCAAAGAAGGCGCCGGCCAAGAAGCCGGCCGCCAAGCAGAAGGTAGCAGCATGACCAAGAAGACTGGTCAGAGCGTGCGGGTCGACGACGGCCGCCTCGCTCTCGAGGTCCGGTCCGACACTGTGAACCTGGACGACCGCACGGTGGAGGTGATCTTCGCCGCCGGTGCGGCCGTCCGGCGATACAGCTGGGACGAGGGCTTCTTCATGGAAGAGCTGGACATGGATCCCAAGTCCATCCGGCTCGAACGCCTCAACGCCGGCGCGGCGTTCCTTGACACCCACGACAGCTGGTCGATGGGCTCCCGCCTTGGCGCGGTGGTGCCCGGTTCGGCCCGCGTCGAGAAGGGCAAGGGCCTCGCCAAGGTGAAGTTCTCCCGCAGCGATGAAGCTGAGCGGATCCTCCAGGACACCCGCGACGGCATCCCGCTGCTCATCAGCGTTGGCTACAAGATCCACCGCTACGAAAAGGTCGAGGGCGACGGCGAGAAGCTGCCCACCCTCCGCGCCACCGACTGGGAACCGATGGAAATCTCCGCGGTGCCCATTCCCGCTGATCCCGGCGCTCATGCGCGCCGGGAGCCCGAAGGCGTCTACGACGTCGAAGTCGTCACCCGCGACGACACCACTGAAGCCGCTGCCGCGGCCGAACCCAAGGAAGAGACTATGACCCCTGAAGAGATCGCGGCCGCCGAAGCGGCGCGTGCCGCCGCTGCCGTGACCGCTGCTCCGGCCCCGGTCGCTGCTCCGGTTGCCCCGGTCGTCGAGACCCGCGCTGCTCCGGTGGCCGCCCCCGTCGCCGCTCCGGCAGTCGACCAGGACGCCATCCGCACCGCCGAGCGCACCCGCGTGTCGACCATCATGACGCTGGCCGCGCGCCACGGCCTGACCGACGCCATTCGCGACGCCGCCATCGCCGACGGCAGCGACGTGCAGTCGTTCCGCAATGCGATCCTCGATGGCATCGAGGCCCGCCAGAGCCGCCAGCCGATCGTGCCGATGGTTGATGCCACCGTGCGCGGCGCGCAGCAGGACGAGGTCGAGACCCGCCGTGAGGCGATGACCAACGCGCTCCTGAACCGCGCTTCCCCGGCCCGCACCAAGCTGACCGACGCCGGCCGCCAGTATCGTGGCCTGTCGCTCATCGAAATGGCCCGCGAGTCGCTGCGCGAGCAGGGCGTGAACGTTCGTGGCATGACCTACGACGAGATCGCCAAGCGCTCGTTCATGTCGACCTCGGACTTCCCGATCATCCTCGAGGGCGTCACGAATCGCACCCTGCTTGCCGCCTACCAGGCGATGCCGCAGACCTGGCGCGAGTTCTGCAAGCAGGCCACCGCCCGCGACTTCAAGGAAATGACCCGCGTCCGTCTGGGCGGCGCCGGCGAGCTGCTCAAGGTCAACGAGAGCGGCGAGTTCAAGCGCACGAACCTGACCGAAGGCAAGGAAAGCTACAAGATCGCGACCTATGGTCGTGTTGTGGCCGTCACTCGCCAGGTGCTGATCAACGACGACCTCGGCGCCTTCACCGACCTCCCCGGTCAGTTCGGTAAGGCCGTCGCGAATCTCGAGAGCGACACGGTCTGGGGCGTCATCACGAACAACGTGAAGATGTCGGACGGCAAGGCGCTGTTCCACGCCGATCACGCCAACATCGCCTCGGGCGGCGGCGCCTTCGGCGTCGACTCGCTTGCGGCCGGCCGCACCCTGATGGGCAAGCAGCTCGACCTCGACAACAAGACGGTGCTGAACCTCCGTCCGGCCTTCGTGCTTCTGCCGACCGAGCTCGAGCTCAAGGCCGAGCAGCTGATGGGCTCGTTCCAGCCGAACGTGCCGGGCAACGTGACGCCCGAGAGCATGCGCAAGCTGAAGCCGATCGTCGAAGGTCGCCTGTCGCAGAAGTCCGCCACCGAGTTCTACCTCGTGGCCGACCCGGCGCAGATCGACACCATCGAGTACGCCTACCTCGAAGGCAACGAAGGCCCGTACACCGAGAGCCGCCTCGGCTTCGACGTCGACGGCCTCGAGGTCAAGGTTCGCCTCGACTTCGGTGCCGCCCCGCTCGACAGCAAGGGCATGGTCCGTCACCC